AAACTCCATACCCCCGCCTATTTTAGTACCCATATATGTAGCAAGCCTAGACATTGTAGCTTTACGATTAGTGCCACCTGCACCGTCATCTACAATCATCAAGTCTGCATCTACTAATGCCGCATTAATGTCAGTGCCACCGTCTATGTCTAGGTCAGCTAAGTTTAAACTACCATCAGGAAATACAGGAGCTTGACTAAATGTCACTACACCGTTACTTGCAATAGCTAAACTATCTGTGTCTGATGCAGCACCAATGTTACCACCATCTGCTACTACTACACTTCCAACTGTTGCAACACCTGTAGCTGTTACATTACGGAGACTAGCTACATCTTTGTTTGCATCTGCAGTTACAGTCTTACTGGCTACAACAGTCCCTACTGCAGCACCTGTATCATTGTAGTTTAACTCAGCAGTGGTAGCCGTAACACCATCAATGATATTAAGCTCATCAATAGTTGCACTAAGCCCTGACCTGATCTGTGCTTGATTACCAATATAACCTGCCATTAGCTGTCAATCTCCATGTAGCTCATAATTACTGAGACTTTATCTGCCACACTACAGTCTACTTTAATAATGTCACCAGCATTAACAACAATCTTACCATCTAGTACAGACAGTGATGATCCTACTGGTATAGCTGCATCTTTAATTAAGTGTGCTGTAGTGTTTTGTGTTTGACTTGTTTGTGTAGTTGTACTAACTAAAGTTACACTTGCTGTAACCTGAGAGGTGTGTACGTTAGCTAGAGTAAGTCCTAAGATGATAGCCCTAGTACTTGATTGGGTAGTGTATATTGTTTCAGGGGTTCCTGCACCAGCAGGTGCTACATCCCTTGTGATTGTCTTAAAGGTATTTGCCATTAATTTGTTTCCTTATCCAAGGGCGATTGCTAAAGCTGTTGCTTCGTCTTGTGCTATAGTTGTTGCAGTACTTGTTACGACTGCAGTAGTTGCAATAGTACCAGCAGTACTAGGAAGAGTCAAGGTAATATCTGCAGTAGATGCAGGGCCAATAAGTGTTACTTTATTTGATCCATTGTCTGAGTCTTCAAAGAACTCAAGGAACCCTGCTGACGTAGCACCATTCTTTAGCTGAACCCCTGCATTTGCAATAGGGGTAGTGAGTACTGGGGTAGTAAGTGTTTTGTTTGTAAGTGTGTCTGTTGATACAAGTGATACTAAAGTAGAACTAGCACCAGCAGGTAAAAGCATAGTGTTAGTAACAGAAGCTGAGTGTGGTTGTGCAATTACTGTTTGACCGTGGCTGTTGCTCTCACAGTTAAATACGATAGCACCTGAGTTAGTGTTACCACGTACAACAACAGTGCCTGTACCATTAGGTGCTAAGTCTATTGTAGCATTAGAAGTAGTAACAATGTCAGCACCATTCATATCTAGGTTGCCGCCTAGTTGTGGGCTGGTATCCTCTACAACATTAGAAATAGCAGATGAGGTAGCAAGACCAGATACAAGTGTACTTCTAGCAACTTTCTTTATGCCACCACCAGAGGTATCAAGTGCCAGTAAAACATCATCACTAGCAATAGAACTAATCTCAGCTAGATCGCCTATTGTACTATTGCTTACATCAAGAATGTTTAACTCTGCTGCAGTAGATGTAACACCATCAAGTATATTAAGTTCTGCTGCAGTTGAAGTAACTAATGTACCTCCAAGTTTAAATCCATTTGAACCATCATGAGAAGCTACATCAAAATCAAAAGAGCCATCTGCAAAGGTAGTATTACCTGTTATAGTAATAGTACTTCCATCTGCTGTAATGCTGTCTAATGCAATGTTACCTACGTTAGTAATATTAGCATCATTAAACGATGTAGCACCTAAAGTGTTAGCTGCTGCTGTAGAAGTAACACCACCACTAGCAGTAATTAATTGAGAAGCATTTACAGTAAAGGCAGTAGTTCCACCTGTTGCAACTGTAATAACATCAGAGCCACTAAAAGTAATACTTGTATTAGTGTCAGCATCACCTGCAATACTGTCTAGTTGTAATGCACCAACATTTGAAATTGCAGCATCGCCAAAGTCTAAAGCTCCACCAACAGTTAATGTACCAGATATATCAACATNACCATTAATGTCTATAGTAGNAGCAGCAATCTGTACTTCTGTGTCTGCTACAATGTCAAGCTGACCGTCAACACTAGAATTAAGATAGATGCCAGTATCACGAAACTGAATCTTNTCTGTTGACGCAATAAGTAGATCATCAGAAAACTCAAAGTAATCCTCATCCTCCATCCACTTTAGTACACCATCATTACTCTCACCATCAAAGGTTACTGTAATGTCTGTACCTGCAGTGCCATCACCTATAGTAACGGCTGTGGTTGCTAATTTTGTAATAGGCCCACCTTCACCAGCAGTACCGTCATGTGTGTGTCCAGTACTTGCTGCAAAGGCTGCTAGAAGCTGGTCAAACTCATTGTTAGTGTGATCCGCTGTGATGGTATCCCCATCGTTGTAGGTTGATTGTCTTGTGTATGTAGCACCCATCTAACGTCTTGCTCCTAATTGATACTCTAGCTGAAACCCTTTAAGTGAATACGGATTAGTAGTACCACCATCTTCTACTTTTAATGCAACAGAAAAGCCAGAACCTTCTACTGGTTGTCTTACAAGTGGCTGTGAAGGACCACCATAAACAAACTGAATTGCACTAGAAGTTGTGCCATATGTTGCATCACCATATGTTGCAGCTAATGATGTTGTGTCAAAAGGATATACTGCAGGTCTTGCTGAGTCTTTATCTTCATTATCGTATCTTACAATCAAGTCAGCATCAATAGTGCCTTCTGGCTTGTAGTTAATAATTACCCGTTGCATATGCTTACGGATACCGTTATCACCAAAACTCATGTCAGGGCTTCTGTACTTACCTGATATGTTTGTACCATCAAAAGTATTACCTAACTCTTGACGTTGAATAAACCCTGTAGTATCTCCATGCAATACAATTACATCACCTGTTTCAACATGGGTATCTGTACAAGCTGTTTGAATACCTAGTGTTTCTGAAAACTCAAAGGCTTCCTTTTTAAGTACACAAATAACTCCTTTAGAAAGACTTGCTGANTGTCCATCTTTATTAAAGAATATACGGTATTGGGTCTTATCGGGTATAACTACNNNGTCAAACTGTGAAGCATCTTTAATGTTTTCATCAAATACAGACTGAATGTTCTTACTAATAGTACCAAGTTCTGTGTCACCAATACGTGCAGTAGCAGCAACAGTACGCAGACCATCAGGGCCAAGGAAGATTAAGTCACCTGCAAATTCCTGTACGGTAAAGCTATTAATACAACCAATGTTTCTTGTTACTGGTTCTACTGAAAAGTCACTAAGTGTTGAACCTGTAAGTTTAAATATTCTATTCTCACAAAAAATAAACAAACTATTACGAAAGACTTTTAGTGCAACTACTGTATCATCAACTTTAATGCTACCTGCACCATCACTAGCATTAAAACCATCTTCATCAAAAGGCTCACTAAAAACTATCTCTTGTGGCGTAGTAGACTTACCTGCGTAAAACATATGATTTCTATATGCAGCTACAGTCTTTGCACCTGCTACACTACTAGCACTAACATCAGCAGCAGTCATAGAAGAGTTAAATATTACAGGGGCATTAGTGCCATCAACACAAATAATCTTTTCATTACCATCAAAGTTGTATCTTTCAAAGTGGTACTTGCCAGCATTAGTTCTACCTGTATCTCTAGCTGTCCAACTCTCAGATACTACAGCAGTCTTTAGATGAGCAGCAGCAGTAGTACTTGTAGTAGCTCTAGTTACACCAGTGAAGGTAGTAGAGTTAATCCCTGTATAAGTAAATAACTCTGAGTCAATCTGCAATGTACCACTAGAAGAAAACCCTACAGTAGAACCTACGCTAATAGTACCAGAGCCTGTCATGCCTGTACTTGATGCAATAGCTATAGCTAGTTCAGCAGATGATGAAGAAAATATCTTTTCACCCCTAGCTGCTACTACCTTATTTGCAAAACTAGCAACCATTAAGGTAGTCTCAGAAGCAGATGCAGTAAAAGGCACAACTTGATGTACAAATTTACTAAAGCCATTAATACGTCTGTAGCCACCTGAAATGTCAGGCTCAAAGTTTTCTAGTTCTAATGCTTCTCCCGGTTGCATAATAAAGTTAGAACGGTTAAGTATTAAACCGCCTTCACAATTAAATGCTACTGGTTGTACTTGGGAACTATCAGGCATTAACTAATAACCCCAGACATAAAGCTAATAGAGCCACGTGGTCTAAGAACAACAGTTGACCTAACGTACTCAAATTTATTAATAAGAAGACTCTGCATATTCTTAATGCCCTGCTCAAAACGTTCAAAGTTTAATTGGTATTGATTTAATTCACCACGGTATTGATAAACATAAGCAGTTGCACCATCTACAACTACAGGTGCAAATCTATCAGGGATACTTGTTACATCACCATGTGCTGACAAGTCAGAAGGAAAAGTATAATAATCAAAAGCTAGTGTGTAAGCTTTGTCTGGATAAGGGTGAAGTAAGTAATTGTTATCAGGGGTGCGCACAATGCTTCTAGGTACACCACCTTGTTCAAACTGTGTAACTGCCACATCGTCTGCATAAGCAGCAGCAGTAGTACTATTAGCTCCACGTGTGCAGCCTGTAATATCATTACCTAAGATTGCTGTATAAGACACCTGCTCACTACCTATGTGTACTGTTCCTGCTGCAGCAAGACCTGTAGTTGAGGTAAGAGTTAGTGTAGTTACACTATTAGAATGAGAGCCATTTAATGTAGTAGCAACAACATCATCTTCTTGATCAGCAAGACCGTTTTGAATATACTCATTATAATTTAATGTTGTAAGACTGTTGCCTGATGCATTAAGGTCATCATCTTTTTTAATTCTTGCTGTACTATAGTCTAACGACTTAGTACTTGTAGGAAGGGTGTATCTACTTTGTCCTGCTACCAGAGTAGAAGAATTACTAGCGTGATTAAAAGAATACCCAAACTCCCTCTGGTTAATATAACGGATAGACTCGTTGACTGCATTTTTACATTGTGTTTGAACACCTCTAGAA